GAGCGGTGATTCCAGTACGGCTGGTTCGAGCGGTGATTACAGTACGGCGGCAGCCACTGGGGCTTATTGCAGAGCAAAAGCATATGGAAAAGACAATGTTGCAGTCGCAAACGGCGCACACAGTAAGGCACGGGGTGTTCTTGGCTGCTATCTGGTGCTGACTGAGTACGACAATGACGGCAATATGCTGTGGGCAAAGATGGCAAAAGTAGACGGTGCTCACATCAAGGAAAACGTCTGGTACACGCTCAAAAACGGCGAGTTTGCGGAAGTAGAGCCGTAAAAAAGCACTGCAAAACCAAATTGAAAGAAAGGAGCAGGCCATGCAAAAGCCGAGCCTTACGATAGGCGAATGCGTCCAGATCCTTCGGGACAACAACATCTCGAAGACCGAAAAGGTCTTGGGAGCTCAGATTCAGGCGGGAGTTTTCCCGGAATGGTCAAAGCCATCCGTAGGAACAAAAGAGCCCTGCCCGGACATCTCCCGTGCCGGTTTTATGGCGTGGGTAAAGGACTTTTACAAACTCGAAAAGGTTTATACAAAGGAGGAACCAAGAGAATGAGACTCAAATCGTTCGCCGCCGCCGGCACGGTAGGTCTGCTGGCTATTATCGGCGCGGTGCAGGCGGTGCGTTGGGCCTGCTCCTGGCTGGCCGTTGCACTGGTTTGCTGGGGCGGCTGGGACATCGCCGAGGCTGCACATGCCGCGCCTTGGATTATTGTTGCATCCACTGCCGGGCTGGCGATGTCGTTTTATGGGATGTATGAGGACAACAAACGGTATAAGCGCAGCGGTTACAGCAAAATCGTCCGCAACCATGCCCGGAACCCGGAGTATCCGCAGGATGAGGAGAAGGGCGCATGAAGCTGGAAGAGTTGATTCGGCAGCAGGCCGAAGAGCACCTGAAAACAGCCACACGGCTTGCAACGGAGTCCGCGCTCACGGGAGACATCTGGCTGCGGGTCATCTGCCGGGAAAAATCAGAGGTCTATAGCGCGGCGGCAGATGGGCTGCTCACAGCCCTCCACGATGCGGAGGACGTTGCACATGGCTGATTACATCCACTATGTCACATGGTACACCGTATACAGCGCCAAGACTGGTGAGGTGGTGGCAGCGGGAACGTCCGCCATGTGCGCTGCTAAGCTTGGATACAAGACCGCCAACAGCTTTGTGTCTTCCGTTGGACACCGACGCCATGAAAAAAAGCATCCGCACAAGTACATTTTTGAGCAGGAGCGCATTGATCGTGCGGAGGTCGACTGTCTCCCTCCGCTTCGCCGTTACTGCAAAAAGACGAAAAGGGAACAGGAATATGAACGGTAGATATATGCGAGCCGCAGAGATTCGCTGGCATAATCGTCAGCCGGAACGGCTGCGGCACATCCACCAGAAGAAGGAGAAGAAAAAGGTGAGCACGGTACAGATCTTTGACGCGGATTTGCGTTTTGTCAACGAAATCCCCATGCCGAACACGCTGGCGGGCATCCAGTACGCCGACCAGCTGGCAGCAGAAAAGCCGGGCCGTCTGTACGTCGTTATGGACGAGCACCGGCAGAAGGTTTACCAGAGGTGACGTACATGACTTTAGAGCAAAAGGAACGCCGCAAAGCGGTTCTGCGGTATGCAGTCAGCGTCCCTGAATGGAATCTTGCGCTCAAGCATCGGGCAGCAACAGAGCTTACGAAATGCGCAAGCCTCTTGATGAGCGTAAGCCAGATGATGCTTGCTACCGACGCGGAAGACCGTTTTTATCCGGACAGATTAGATTATGGAATGTCTCCGACGGGATATGCAAAAGCCATTTCGGATGCAGAGTACAGCCTCGGCGCAGCCGCTTCGGCGCTGGAAACCGTAGTTGCTTTGGCAGATGAGTCAAACGCCTTCCCGCTTATCAGCTCCACCCAGACCGGCGGGTTAGATGACGCGATGGGAAACATTGAGGCGGCCTACAATTCTGGTCTTGGGTGGCTGGCAGATCTGTGCCGGGTACACGGGATGGATGAGGTGACATACAATCATGGATAAAATGACCATTTACGAGCAGTGCCGGGAAGTCCCAAAAGACGCCCAGAAGCCTATCGCAGCGGGCCGCCTGAAGGGCAAGACCGACATTAACCCCATGTGGCGCATCAAGAAGCTGACTGAGCTTTTTGGCCCGGCTGGTACGGGCTGGAAGTTCGACCCGCCGGTGTTCGAGGAAAAGACCGGAGCAAAGGGCGAAGTTGTCGTGCGGTGCTTTACAAATCTGTACGTCAGGCAGGATGATGGGGAAGCGTGGAGCGCCCCCATCCCCGGAGTGGGCGGCTCTATGCTGATTGTGCTGGAGTCAACGGGGCTCCGAACGGATGATGACGCTTACAAAAAAGCGTACACGGATGCCCAGAGCGTGGCCTGCAAGGCGCTTGGAATCGGCGCGAATGTGTACTGGAAAGATGAATCCACCAAGTACACCCCGCCTCCGGCCACTCCCGCCCCGGTGTGCGCCTGCTGCGGAAAGAAAATCATCGGCATCAAAACCAAGGACGGAAAAAAGATGACTGCTGAGCAGGCAGCGGAACGAAGCAAGGCAAAATATGGGCGTATACTCTGCGTAGAATGCGCAAAGAAACAGCCGAAAGAAGATGGAGGAATGTCTCATGCTTAACGTCGTAGCATTGATGGGCCGTCTGGTCTACGAGCCGGAATTGAAGACCACCCCGAGCGGCATCAATGTGTGCAGTTTCCGCATTGCCTGTGACCGCAGCTTTGCCCGGCAGGGCGAAGAGCGCAAAGCCGATTTTATCGACATCACCGCGTGGCGGCAGACCGCCGAGTTCGTCTCCAAGTATTTCCAGAAGGGCAGCATGATCGCCATCGAAGGCAGCTTGCAGACCCGTCAGTACCAGGACAAGAACGGCAACAACCGCACAGCTACCGAGGTTCTTGCGTCGCAGGTGAGCTTTTGCGGCGGAAAGGCCGCAGAGAAGCCCGCTGTGCGCGATTTCGACCAGCAGACGGAAAATCATGTGCGCGAAGCAAACACCGCTCACAGCGCCCCGCAGAAGTCTCAGAACGTACCGGAGTATTCGCAGGGCAGCGCAGACGATTTTTCGGTCATCGACGACAGCGAAGACCTCCCGTTCTAAGCCGAGAGCTGTGCTATCTGGCTATACGGGCGTGTAAAGGAGGTGATTGAGTGGCGCAGGACGATAAAAAGTCATTTGTGGCGTATCTGAGCTGGTTCGACGCGCTGGAAGAATACTCCGACGCAGAGGTCGGGCAGTTGATGCGATCTCTTGCACGGTATGCCAAAACCGGAGAAGAGCCCGAATTTTCAGACCGTGGGATGCGGGGCAACTGGAAATTTATGTGCAGCGACGTAAAACGGGCGTCTGAAAAATGGGATGAAACCCGCAAGAAACGCAGCAACGCCGGAAAACGCGGTATGGCAAAGCGCTGGGGAAAGCCTGAAGACATAACAAAAATAACAAACGATAACAATGTTAATGACGACATAACAAAAATAACTGTAGATGTAGATGTAAATGGAGATGTAGATGTAGATGGGGATGTAGATGTTGTAAAGCGCGATAACACCGCCGCCGTTGATATGGAGTTATCAAAAATCGTTCAGCATTACCAGCGGGCTATCGGTGACTTCCCGCGTTCGGCACTGGAAAAACTGCAAAAATGGCGGCAGGAGTACAGCACGGAGATGATTTTGCTGGCGATCGACAAGGCCGCAGAAGCTGGCAAGCGGTCGTGGAACTACATCAACGGCATCCTGTCTGGCTGGCAGCGGGACGGGATACGCACCCCGGGGGACGTGGCAGCGAATGAGCAGCGCCGACAAGAGCAGCCTCGCGGGAAGCAAGCCACAGAAAGCACCGCAGAAGCATACGCAAATATTTTCAAGGGGGTGAAACCGTGACAGTGGAGATGATGACAAAGCTCCTTGCGGACGCTGAAGCCTATTTTGGACGGCCTCAGACCGCAGAGAACCGCGCAAGTATCGCGGAGATCTGGGCGAACTCATCGCTCAAGGATGTGCCGGATAAGATGGCCTATAAGACATTCCACGAGGTGATTTCGGAGTGCAGCTGGCAGAGCCAGCTGCTCCCGGCGTGGAAAAAGGCCATCGAAAAGGCCCAGGGTGAGCAGATGCTGGCGAAGCGCTGCCTTGCTGCCCGCACCCAGATGCTCAAGTCCAGGGCAGAAAGAAAACTTCTCGGGCAGAAAAACCAGAACGGAGGATGAAATGCCTAGATACAAAGTCATCGTAGAGTGCAGCGGCCCGCACGGGAACGCGGCGCTTACATACCGCATCAACGCCGCGAGTCAGTTTGCGGCAGAGTTCAGGGCCTGCCAGCTGGCGGGCGACCATTACCCCGAGTATCGAGACATCAAACCAGTGAGGACGGAGGCGTTGGATGAACACAGACGTAATGTTTAGTAGTGTTACAGACCAATGGTCAACTCCTCAGGATTTCTTTGACGGGCTGAATGAAGAATTTCACTTCACACTTGACCCATGTGCGGATGAACTAAATCACAAATGTGCCAGGTTTTTCACAAAAGAACAAGATGGTTTGGTTCAGAGCTGGGACGGCGAGCGAGTATTTTGCAATCCGCCATACGGAAGAGAAATAGGCAAGTGGGTGCAAAAAGCATCTGAGGCTCACGCTCTGGTGGTGATGCTGCTTCCGGCCAGAACAGACACAAAGTGGTTTCATGATTTCATCTACCAAAAGCATGAGGTGCGCTTTGTTCGTGGCCGGTTAAAATTTGGCGGACAAAAAAATTCTGCACCCTTTCCGTCCATGGTAGTGATTTTCAGATGCAAAAATCAGAAGGAGGCATGCAAAAATGACAATGACGCCGTGTAAAGACTGCCCCGACCGGCACCCGGTATGCCACGACAGCTGCCTCAAGTACGCCGAGTTCAAGCGCCAGCATATTGCAGAGCTTGCTTACACCAAGCAGATGACCGACATAGGCGTTGTATACCACTACGATTACGAGGACCGCCACCGGGAACGTGGCCGCAAGAAGTACATGGGAGCGAACGGAGGAGCGGACAGATGAAAGTGCTTATCGCCTGCGAGGAATCGCAGGAAGTATGTAAGGCGTTTCGGGCAAAAGGCCACGAAGCCTACTCCTGCGATATTCAGGATCCGTCCGGTGGGCATCCTGAATGGCATATTCTTGGAGATGCGCTCAAGGCTCTGGAGGGGGGGCAAGTCGTGACGATGGACGGCGTAACGCATGACGTTGGCAAGTGGGACTTGCTCATTGCACACCCGCCTTGCACTTATTTGACAAAAGCCGGCGGAAATAGGTTAGTGATTGACGGCAAAATTCAAGCAGAGCGATATAAAAAGGGATGCGATGCACGAGATTTTTTCATGAAGTTCTGGAATGCCCCGGTGGATAAAATAGCAATAGAAAATCCGATACCAATGCGAATCTTTGGACTGCCAGAATACAGCCAGATCATTCAGCCGTATATGTTCGGAGATGAATACATGAAAACGACGTGCTTATGGCTGAAAAACATTCCAGGACTGTTCGCTACAGATATCGTTATACCTACGTCGAAATGGGTCGCGTCGTCAGATCATCGTGCGGTGAAACGAAAAGACGCATGGTCTCAAAGTGGCCACAGAACAGCGAAACAGCGAAGCAAAGCATTTCCCGGCATTGCAAAAGCTATGTCTGAGCAATGGGGGTAAAAAATGAAAACTGTACAGGATATTATGGCCGAAAACGGCAACTGGTACGGCTGGGGCCGTGTGCTAGACTATATCGGCATCGGCTGGGAAGATGTGCCGGAACAGGCTGTGCAGATGCACGTTGACGATTTGATCGGAGGGAAACTATGAAAGCTATACTTTTGAGCATTCGGCCCAACTGGTGCAAGCTGATTTGGAGCGGGATGAAAACCGTGGAGGTACGCAAGACCCGCCCGAAGCTGGAAACGCCGTTCAAGGTGTACATTTACTGCACCGGTGCTGAAACATGGTGGCAGAGATTTCAAAAGACCGGGTTACAGAAGATGGATGAGCGCATCATCGGCACTTTTGTCTGCGATAAAATCGACAAGCTCATCCACGTCGGAACGATGATGGACATAAACATTTTGACATTGGACGGGTGGTATAAACCGGCAGATGCACTGCTTCAAGCGGCTTGCTTGACCGAAGCGCAGGCTGAAAAGTATCTCAAGGGCGGTGACGGATACGGATGGCACATTTCTGACCTGAAAATTTGGGACGAGCCTGCAAGGCTTAAAAATTTCTGGGGCATGAAGCCTTGCAGGCATGGTGGAGACTGTTGCACTTGCTTGCAATGGGACAACATGAAGGAAAAGTGCTGTGCATCCCGATACATTTCACGCCCTCCGCAAAGCTGGTGTTACATGGAGGACGAGGAATGATAAAAAAATCATACACTGTTCTTCCTTGTCCAAAGTGCGGGAGTGGATTTATTGCATGGGGAAAGAAAATCAAGTCAGTTAATCCGAAGCTCACAGTGCTGTCGGACCCGGGGACTGAACTTTGTTGTTTGACGTGCGGGCATTACGCACCAACACTCAAGCAGTGGAACAGCGAGGAACGAAAAAAATGCACTTAACCCTCTACGGTGACCCTCGCACCAAAAAGAACTCTGCCCGCATCCTCAAAAGCCGCTCAGGCGGGCGCTTTGTGGCCCCTAGCATTGCCTACGTGGATTATGAGACGGACTGCCTGCGGCAAATCAAAAGGCCGCGCAGCCCTATCTCTGCCCGTGTGAACGTGAAGTGCGTGTACTACATGAAGACCGCCCGCCGGGTCGATCTGGCAAACCTCATCGAGGCGACCACGGACATTCTGGTAAAAGCCCACGTGCTGGAAGACGACAACAGCAAGATCGTCGCCGCCCACGATGGCAGCCGGGTGGACTACGACAAGCAAAACCCCAGAGTGGAGATCTGGATCGAGGAAATGGAGGGATGATATGGACTTGCCAAACAAAAAGTACTCCGTCATATACGCAGATCCACCGTGGAACTATCTGCAAAAAGGAGCGGCTGGTAAAAAACAAGGGTACGCAGCCCAGCATTACAAAACTATGACCACCGATGATATTTGCGCTCTGCCTGTCCAACAGCTTGCGGGGGGTGGATGCCTATTATTCATGTGGGCAACATTTCCCACACTCCCGGATGCACTTCTAGTTATGGATGCTTGGGGGTTCACTTACAAAACCGCTGCTTTTGTTTGGGTGAAAAAATACAAATGCGGAAAAAACTTCGTTGGGATGGGTGCGTACACCAGAGCAAACGCAGGAATTTGTCTGTTGGGTGTTTCGCATGACTTTTGCGCAAAAAAGCAGATAAAAAGCCACTCCGTGCGGCAGGTTATTGAGGAACCTATCCAAGCGCACAGCGTAAAACCAGAAGAAACACGGCGGCGCATTGTTGATTTGCTGGGGGATGTGCCACGCATTGAACTTTTTGCCCGTCAACGTGTGCCTGGTTGGGATGCGTGGGGCGACGAAATCGAAGAAAAGGAGGACGAAAATGACCCAAACGTGGACGCTTGACACCGACACACCAAAGCCTGACAGCGGCGTGGATTACCGCACCGTCAAGGCGTGGTTTCAGCAGTGCCGGGACCTTGCGGCGGATATCGAAGCCCAGAAGCAAAAAATACAGCGCATCCGGGACGTGGCCGAAAAATGCACCCAGAGCCTGAGCGGGATGCCTGCAGGTGGTGGCAATGGGGACAAGGTGGGCTTTGCTGTAGAGCAGCTGGACACCGAGCGCCGACAACTTCAGAGGATGGAGACGGACCTGTGCAATTTGCGTGTTGAGGCCACCCGGAGGGCATACTGCCTGATGGCCGAGCCGGAATGCGCCGAAGCGATTTTCGAGCACTATGTCATAGGAAAATCTCACAAGGAAATCGCAAAAGAAGTCGGCGTGTGCGGGGCAGATGTGGTCTACCGGCGAATCAAACGCGGATGTATGGCCCTGGCCGAGATATGGGACGAGTTTTCTGACGTGCAAAGTGTACAACATGCACAAGAAAACACAGCGTGATTTTGGAAGGGGTCAGCTCTTTTCAAGTCTGCAAGCTTGGATGTAAAATTCTAATAAGCGGTTCAGCGCTAAGCGGTAGCCGCTTGCCACGCAGCCTCCGAAACGGTTCCTTCCTTGTGACAGGTTTTCATGCTTTCCTGTTCTCCTTCACCGTTTTGCGGGCTGCTTCTATGCGAGGTTTGGGAAGCCACATAACGGGGCTGGCAGTTTTGTGGAACGGTTCGACTCCGTAACCTCGCACCGTATGGCGCATGGACTCATCCCCCACAAAGCTGCACGCTTAACCTCCCGTGCCACGAGAGAGCTTTGAATCCCCGAGGGTGTAAGTAGACTTCCCGACGGGATGTGCGTCAAACAACAGCCCTGGCGGAGAACCAGGGCTGTTTTATATGGCCGCCTGAGCGCAGTACGGAGCGCGTGTCAGCTGAGATATTGCTGGCTGGTTCGAGTCCAAGGGCGGTGTTTTATACTCCGGTAGCTCAAGTGGTAGAGCGGCGGTCTCCAAAACCGCATGTTGCAGGTTCGAGTCCTGCCGGGAGTGCTTGCATGATCTGACGAGAGCGGGGAGTGCAATAGCGGGGCATCCGGCCGCGAAAGTTCCGGGTGCAGCAGCCCCCACCGTTTTATGCCTGTCCGTCAAACTGAATGCACGGGTGCTGCTTATATGCCGTCATAGCTCAACTGGCAGAGCGCCGCCCATTTAAGGCGGGACAACATTGGTGATACCACGGGAACATCACTGCACAGCCAACCACTGCGCACATCCATTCCGTGGGTGCTGGTTCAAATCCGGCTGGCGGCTAGCGTGATTTTAGAGTGTCCACTGTGGACACTTTTGGAGAGGAAGCATACAAATGTTTGAGTGCTTGAAAGAACTGATTTGCGACATGGCAAAGTTTTTGACGCGTCTCGGCGCTGGCCTTGTCCTCTCGGCCTTACCGATCAGCAACAAAGAAAGCCACTTTGTGCGCTATGCGCGGCGTTTCGGTTTCCGTGCAGACCACACAAAACGCGAGCCTCGGGCAGAGATCGGAGGCCGTGGCTGTATCCAAGGAGCACGGCCTGCTATCCGTGCGGATTAACCGCTGCTGATACAATACGATTAAAAACCAGCTTTTTGTATGATGAGCTCCATGCAGCAAAGCTGGTTTTTCTTATGCCGCTTTAGCTCAGTCGGCCAGAGCATCCGGCTCATAACCGGACGTGTGCAGGTTCGAGCCCTGCAAGCGGCACATTCGATATTTTGACCGTTCGGATTTCCGGGCGGTTTTTCTTTTGCGTGAGTTTAGAGAGGTGGTGGCGGTGGCCTACAGCAAAAACAAAAGGATAGGCAGACCGCCCGTCTTTGAGAGCAAAGAAGAACTTGAGAAAAAAATCGAAGAGTTCTTCAAAAGCTGTGAAGGGAGCGTCCTAGAAGACGAAACCGGAAAGCCTGTTTTGGACAAATACGGAAACGTGATAAAAATCGACGAACGCCCAGAAACGGTCACCGGTCTAGCTTTGGCGTTGGGGTTTAAGTCTCGGCAATCTTTGATTGACTATCAAGGAAAGGCTGAGTTTTCTGACACGATAACGCGCGCGAAGCTTCGATGCGAGAGATACGCCGAAGAACGGCTCTATGATCGCGACGGAAACGGCGGCGCAAGATTCAGTCTGCAAGTTAATTTTGGTTGGAGCGATAAGCCAAAAGAAGCAGAGCAGGAAGAGCGTCACGATGATGGTTTGATAAAGGCATTGAACGCTGCCGCAGACATCAGCCCGCCGGACGACGTGGATATGCTGCCAGAGGAAGAGGACGACAATGCGGAAAAGTAACGGTTTTCGCTGGAAAGCCCTCAGCCAGCGGCAAAAGCAGGTCCTGAGCTGGTGGACGCCGCAGAGCGCATACAGCGGCTACAACGGCATCATTGCCGATGGCGCCATCCGTTCGGGCAAGACCTTTGCCATGAGCTTTTCTTTTGTCCAGTGGGCCATGACCTGCTACAGCGGGCAGCAGTTTGCCATGTGCGGCAAAACTATTGCCAGCTTCCGGCGCAACGTGCTTGGTACGCTCAAGCAGCAGCTTGCGGCCCGTGGCTACAACGTCAAGGAGCATCGGGCAGAAAACTGCATGACCGTCAGCAAGGGCGGCAGAATCAACGAGTTTTACTTTTTCGGCGGCAAGGACGAGAGCAGCCAAGACCTGATCCAGGGCATCACGCTGGCCGGGGCATTCTTTGACGAGGTGGCCCTGATGCCGCAGAGCTTTGTCAACCAGGCCACGGCCCGTTGCTCTGTCACCGGGTCGAAGTTCTGGTTCAACTGCAACCCGGGCAGCCCACAGCACTGGTTCTATCTGGAGTGGGTGCGGAAATGCCGCTCCCGCAAGATGATGTATCTCCACTTTACGATGGACGACAATCTGTCACTTTCCGAGGACATCAAAGAGCGCTACCGCAGCCAGTACAGCGGCGTTTTCTATCAGCGCTACATTCTGGGCCTGTGGACGGTGGCTGAGGGCCTTGTCTACGATATGTTCGACCGACAAAAACATATCATCGACAAGTTGCCGGAGCTGTCACCAAAGGGCGCCTATGTGGCGTGCGACTTTGGAACCCAGAATGCAACGGTTTTTCTCCTGATCCAGAAGCAGACCGAGGCAGACTGCTGGATCGTCACCCGGGAGTACTACTACAGCGGGCGCGAGCAGAAGCGGCAAAAGACCGTGGGCGAGTACGTCACAGACCTCAAGGCGTGGCTGAACGGACTCAAGCCGGAGAGGATCATCGTTGACCCCTCTGCCCTGCCCCTGATCACAGAGCTGCGCAAGAACGGCTTCACCCAGACCCCGGCAAACAACGACGTTCTGAGCGGCATTCTGGACGTGCAGACCATGCTGCAGACCGGGCGGCTGAAGATCTACAAAGACTGCAAGCACACGCTGGAAGAGTTCGGCGTATACGCTTGGGATCCAGATAAAGACGACACCGTGCTGAAGGTCAACGACCACTGTATGGACGCCATCCGATATTTTGTGCGCACGAAGCGCCTTGTGAAACTGAGGGATTGATTTTGAGCACTGTATACACATTCCAGACCTTTCAGCAGGCGCAGGCCGCCGGGGAGCAGCCTGATTTTGTCCGGCGGTTCGTGCAGCAGCACTGCGCTTCCGGCCCTTACAGGATGGCGCTGGACGCTGACCTGTATGACGCCCAGAAAAACCCGGGGGCTGAACGCTTCGCGCAGGCTTACGCTTTGATGCTGAAACGCCTGTCCAAAAACACAAAGCAGGATGTCCTGCACCCCGATATGGTCAAGAGTAATCTTTTCCGGCGGCTCAACAAGCAGAGAGCCACATACTCCCTCGGAAACGGCGTGGTCTTTGCGGACGATGGCGTGGACAAGGGCAAGCTTGGGCAGAACTTTGACGAGCAGATCCAGAAAGCCGGATATTTCGCCCTGATCCACGGTGAGAGCTTCGGATTCTGGAACAACGACCATCTGGTGATTTTCAAGCTGACCGAGTTCGCGCCCCTGTACGATGAAAAAACAGGCCTTTTGCAGGCGGGTGTGCGCTTTTGGCGGTTGAACCCGGACACGGATATGCACTATATCCTGTACGAGCTGGACGGCTTTACCGAGTATACGGAAAGCAAAATCGGCAATGTGATGCAGGAGACAACGCCGAAGCAGGCATACAAGAGCGTGACCGTCACCACACCCGGCGGCGGGCTGGAAAGCGTGGAGGGCGAAAACTACAGCGCTCTTCCCATTGTGCCGCTGTGGGGCTCCGACCTGCACCAGAGCACCCTTGTGGGGCTGAAAGCTTACATTGACAACACCGATCTGGTGATGTCCGGCTTCTGCAATGACTTGCAAGACTTTTCGCAGATCTACTGGCTGTGCGAGAACTTCAACGGCATGACCGATGGCGAGCTGCAGGAGTTTCTTGTCAAGCTGAATCTGTACCACATTGCAGGCGCAGACACTAGCGAGGGCGGCAAGATCACCCCCTATACCACCGAGATCCCTGTGACGGCCCGGCAGGCTCTGTTGGAGCTGCTCCACACCCGGGTATATGAGGACTTCGGCGGTCTGGACGTGCACTGCGTCAGCGCGGACAGCACCAACGACCATCTGGATGCGGCCTATGAGCCCCTGAACCAGAACGCGGACGATTTCGAGGCACAGATCAAGCCGTTCATCCGGCAGATCTGCGCACTGGCTGGCTTTGACAACGCTATGCCGGCATTCAACCGCAGCAAGATTACCAACACAGCTGAGCAGGTCGCAACGGTGATTTCTGAGGCACCCATCATCGGGCAGGACATGGCCATTGACCTGCTGCCAAACCTGACCCCGGAGCAAAAGGAAAAGGCCAAGGCGGCGCTGATGGCGGAGAGCGCAGAGCGGGAGACCGTGGACAATGACGAGGATGACAACGGTGATGAAACATGATTTCTGACCGTGACCGCATTTCCACCCGGCAGCTGAACAGGCTGCGCCGCCGCATTTTGCGGGTATACGGCACTGCCCGCCGGGAGATGACCGAGCAGCTCACCAAGTTTCTGGAAAAGTACCGAGCGTTGGACGAACGCAAGCGGGCGCAGCTGGATTCAGGCGAGATCACCGAAGAGGATTACCGCATCTGGCTGCAAAATCAGGTCTTTCAGTCCGATTTGATGCGCCAGAAGCTGGACGGCATCACGCAGACCTGCACCACAGCCCAAGAGACGGCCTACAAGCTTGCCCGGGACGAGCAATACAACATCTTTTCCTTTGGCGCAAACTGGGCTTTCTACGAGTTAGAACAGGCCGCAGGCGTGACGTTCGGGCTGACCCTATACAATACCGAAGCAGTCAAGCTCCTGCTGAAGGAGAACCCCCGCATGGTGCCAAACAAGCGCATCAAGAGCGAGAGCAACCGCACCTATGACGCCCGGGTGTTCAACCGCTATGTCATGCAGGGCATCGTGCAGGGCAAAAGCGTCCACGACATCGCTGTGCAGGCCGTAAACGGTATGGCTGATACAGAGATCCACTGGGCCATGAACAACGCCATCACGGCACTCACAGGCGCTCAGAACGCCGGGGCATTGCAGCAGATGCGCAACGCCCAGGCCCTGGGAATCGAGGTCAAAAAGCGGTGGAACTCCACCCACGATTACCGCACCCGTGAGATGCACCGCCTGCTTGACCAGCAGACGGCAGAGCTTGACGAGCCGTTCAAGGTCATGGGCTACGAGATTCAGCGCCCCGGCGACCCCAGCGCCGCCCCGGAGATGGTTTACCACTGCCGCTGTGTACTGTCCTCTGCTCTGGGCAAGTATCCCCGACAGAACGCCATGCAGCGGGACAATGTGACCAAAGAGACCGCCCCCGTTATGGATTACACCGAGTGGTATAAATCCAAGGGCGGCAAAGAGAAAGAACAAATGTGGTGGGCGGAAGAGCGCAAGAGAAAAAAGGAACGAAAATGAAACATAAAAATAAGGCCCTGCCGCCCGGCAGAGCCTAAAGGTCACAGACCTTTAATTTGGTTGAGCAGAGCCGCACGCAGGGCATCGGTTTCAGCGTCCGCTTGTGGCTTGTTCGGGTCATCCGGGATATATTCCAGTATATCGCCGGGCTGACAATGAAGCACCTCACAAATTTTGTCAAGCGCCCCAACGGGGAACTGCTTGATAGTGCCAAGACAGACCGCTGATATGGTAGGCGGTCTAATCCCAGTAGCTTCAGCGAGTTCCTTTTGAGTCATGTTTGCGTCTGCGAGCAAGGCCTTTAAGTGATAGCTTATCGACATTTCTAGCACCTCTTTTCCTACATCTATAATACTACGCCATCCGTTAATAGTCAATACGCAAAGCGTAAAAAATATTCGTAGAAATTACGAAAAACGTATTGACGAATTACGCAAATCGTAGTATAATAGATGCATGGGAAGGAGGTCAGAGGTGCAAGGGAGCAAATACCAGGAGGTGATGCTCCGTGACTAGCAAGGAGTTTGCAAAGCTCACCAGAGCCGAGCAGTTGGCACGATTTGACGCATATAAAAAAGCGGCCAGCGCTGGAACGCTGAACCGCTAAACGCCAGAGACCAATAACCACAAAAGCCCCTTGCACCTCCATTTTATTTTTTTATAAGCGATTTGTCAAGTAAAATGTGAGGTTTTAGCAATGAACACACCAAAAATCACGAAAGTGGAGCTTGAACTGGATGCTGTTTCTGGCGAACTCCGAGTAATGCACGACCTACTGAACATCTTTGCCAACTGGTTTGATGAAACGCACAAGACCGATATGATCAAGCGGGAGCGCACCAGCGAGCTTGTGAGCCAGATTTGGAGAGAAGCCCCGATGTACAGCTCCATGCTGACGGCCCTGTTCGCATCCCTTACCGGGTTGGAAAAGGAAGTAGACGAAGTGCTTAACTATCAAATTGCAGAACAAGAGGTAAACGCATGAGTAACATTCAGATTTTCAACTACCAGTCCAACGAAGTCCGCACCGTAGAGATGGGCGGCGAACCGTGGTTTGTCCTGAAGGACGTGTGCAACATCCTCGGCATTTCCAAATACCGTGATACTGCGGCACGTTTGGATGCAGATGAAAGGGGGTCGGTTGAGGTGGACACCCTTGGCGGTACTCAGCAAGTTATCGCCGTCAACGAATCCGGCCTTTACCATGTCATCCTTCGCAGCGACAAGCCGGAAGCGGCTCCGTTCCGCAAGTGGGTGACTTCCGAGGTGCTGCCGTCCATCCGCAAGAATGGCGGTTACATCGCCGGACAGGAGCAGCTCACCCCGGAAGAGCTGATGGCAAAGGCGCTGCTTGTGGCAAACAAGACCCTTGCAGACCGGGAAGCCCGCATTTGTGAGCTGACCGCACAGAACAGTCAGCTCACCGTGGAGAAGCAGATCATGCAGCCCAAGGCCGAATACTTCGACGAACTGGTTGACCGCAATCTGCTGACCAACTTTCGGGAGACCGCCAAGGAGCTGGGCATCAAGCCCAAATCCTTTGTGGCATGGCTGCTGGAAAAGAAATTCCTTTACCGCGACCAGAAAGGCAAACTGCTGCCCCGAGAGGACAAGAACAACGGCCTGTTCGAGGTCAAGGAAGCCAAGAACGACAAGACCCAGTGGAGCGGCGTGCAGACGCTTATCACTCCCAAAGGCCGAGAGACGTTCCGGCTGCTGTACCTGTAACTGAATCACATACCCTGCCCCACACCGGGGCGGGGTTTTGTTATACATGGAGTATAGCATGAACTTTAACTACAACATCAAATTCACCGACAACACCCCGCAGCTGCATGAGGCGCTGGATTCATGGGCAGAGCGGGTGCTGACCATCTGGGGCATGAAGGTGCAGGACTACGCCCAGCTGCTTGTGCCTACAGGCACGGCAGACAGCACGGGCATAGAGGGCTATGTGGGCGGTGTGCTCAAGCAAAGCCTGACCTACGCCGTAGACCTTGCCAAAAAGACCGTGACCATCGGGTCGAATCTCTTTTACAGCGTCTATGTTGAGCTTGGCACGGGCATCTTTGCCGAGAAGGGCAACGGACGAAAAACGCCGTGGGTCTGGAAGGACTTCAACGGAAAGTGGCACTTTACCCGGGGCATGGCCCCACGCCCGTTCCTCCGCCCGGCGGTGGAAAATCATATTGACGAACTGCGAGAGATCGCAGTAGAAGAAGGAAACAAGGAGGCTTAAATATGAGCAGAATCGAGGAGCTGGAAAGCGAGCGCGAAAACTTGCATTTGGAACAGCTCAAGCTCCAAAACAAAGCAAAAATTTGCGAAGTTCGGCAACTTGAAATTTCCAACGAAATCCGAGAGCTGAAAATTGAGGATGATAAGGAAGCAAATACACGGCTTTGCTTCGAAATTGACGATACAAGAATCAAACTTCAGAAAGTTTGTGATAAAGTTCTTGGCGAATCAAATGTGCATGTTCATGTGACACTCATCCCGTTAAAAAACAACCTCAAATTTCAAAATTACGAGTTTGACTAAAAAGTTAATACTCAGCGGTTGGCGCACAGCGTCAGCCGTTTTTTATGCCGCTTTAGCTCAGGTTGGCAGAGCACCGGATTTGTAATCCGGGGGCCGTGGGTTCAAGCCCCACAGGCGGCACCACACCGGCAGCACGTCCGGAAAATTAAACCTTATTGCCAAGCATGGCAGCCCGAGCATGGGCGGAAAGGACTATCACATGGCACTCAAAAGAGCTGACATCCGCACGATTCTGGAGAACCCCGAAACCTCCAACGATGACAAGGCAAAAGCCATTCTGGACGCCCTGCACAAGGAGACAGACGAACTCAAGGACCAGCTGGATGCAGAAAAAGCAGCCCGCACACAGGCCGAGAAGGACCGGGACGCAGCCAACGGCGGCAAGCAGGCCGCTGAACAGGAGCTGACCGACTACAAGGCCCAGCAGACCCAGAAGGACACCCGGGCCACGAAAGCAGCGGCATACAAGCAGCTGCTGAAGGACAATGGCGTGCTGGAAAAGCACTTTGACCGCGTTGTAAAAATGACCGGCGCGGACATTGATGCTTTGGAGCTGGACGAGAACGGCAAGGTCAAGGACGCAAAGAAGTTCATGGACAGCCAGAAAGACGTATGGGGCGACTTTGTGGCTACGACCACGACCACCGGCGCAAAGGTGGACACTCCGCCCACCAACAACAGCGGAGTCTCCAAAGAGGACTTCGCAAAAATGAGCCTTGATGCCCGTATCAAGCTCAAAAACGAAAACCCTGAGCTGTATCAGCAGCTGAGGAAAAAGTAAGAAAGTGAGGACATTTTATGGCAGATACTTTTGGCGGTTTCCCGTTTGATGTGGAAGTTTTCGGCGATTATATGGCCGAGCAGAACACCATCGACACCAGCATCGAGGCATCCGGCATCATCAAGGATGACACCTCTATCATGGGTCTCATCGGTGAAAAAGGCAATGTGGCAACCATCCCGTTCTATACCGAGCTGGATGCGACTGCTGATGCTCCCCTGAACAACGACGGCATGACCAACAACACCCCGACCGAGATTTCTGGCAACAAGCAGACCACTATGCTGATTCAGCGCATGAAGGCATGGAAATCTCAGGATTTCACAAAAGAGCTGACGGGAGCCGACCCGATGCAGCACATTGCAAATCAGGTTGCACACTACTACCGGCAGGTATGGCAGAACGTTACCATGAAGATTACGGACGCTGTTCTGTCTACTACGGACCTGAAGAAGCACATCTATGACATTACTGCCATCGGCGATGGCAAGGTTGCCCCGGAGTCTCTGATCTACGCCCAGCAGGCTGCTTTTGGAGACAAACAGATGTCCAACGGCTTGATGGTGATGAACTCCATCGTTTTTGCAAAGTACCTGGCTGCAAATCTGGTGGAATTTGAAAAGTACACCACACCCGGCGCACTTTCTCAGCCTGCAACGCTGGCCCGTATTGGCGGCATGGTCGTGATCCGAAACGATGCTTACACCACGACCAAGGTAACGGGGAACAGCGGTCAGGTCGATGCTTACAAGACATACATCATCGGCGAGGGTTCTTTCGTTGGTTGCCGTAAAACCAACTACGAAAACCCCTATTACACCGATTACGACCCCGAGGACAAGGCTGGCGTCCAGAAGCTGTACACCAAAGAGGGCCGAGTTATCCACCCCAACGGCATGAGCTTCAAACAGGACAACGTCAGCGGTGCATCTCCTACGGATGCTGAGCTGTCTGCAAAGGCGAACTGGGAACGCCGCATGAAGCTGGAGAACATCCGCATCGGCCAGATGCTTTCTCTGGGCTAAAAATTCGGAGGTGACTTTGCATGACCGTCCCTGAGCTGTGCGTTTACACACACAATTTTTTTGACCGGGCAGATGACCCCATTGCCGGGGAGTTCACCTTTGAGCTGGATACCGTGCCCGCCGGGGTAGTTCCGGGGCAGTATTTCCTTGTATGCGGATCCATCTTCAACGACGGCGTGCACAAGGCCGGGGACGGCGATCTGACCGCCGAGACCTTCACCGGGACGGTGCAGCCCATGCGCGTGCCGCCTGATTTTGTGGCGCTGGCTGAAAAAATCGACGCATATGACAAGGCACTCCCGGCCGGCGGCGTGTATGTGTCCCAGTCCTTTGCCGGGTGGTCCGGCACGATGGCTACAGGCGCGGACGGCCTGCCTGCAGACGGCAAAACCAAGTTCCGGGCCGAAATCAATCAGTGGAGGAAGATGTGACATGGTCAATCCGTTCGCTGCATCCACCGTGATGCAGAGCTTCACCAAAAAATACCGTTTCCAGACCCGCAGCTATGAGCCGGACGGTGTTGGCGGCTTTGTGTCCGGCTGGAAGGACGGCCCGGAGTTTGAGGCCGTGGAGCGCCACGACACCACCGTGGAAGCTCAGGTTGCAGAGCAGGCGGCTACAGCGTCCACCTATACGCTGCTGGTCAACACCGGTGTGCCGCTGGCTTTCCCGGACTACATCAAGCGGGTGAGCGACGGGCAGACATTTCAGGTGACGAGCGCAGCCGATGAGGGCGATGCTCCGGCAGAATCCGGCATGGGTCTGCGGGCCGTGAAGTGCAAAAAGGCGGTGCTGCCGTAATGGGACCGTCTGAGAGCATCAACCGGGCGCTGAACGCTTTTTTTAACGGCTTCGGTGTCCCGGGCTATCTGGAAGATAACATCCCTCCTGCCGCTTCACTGCCGTATCTGACCTACAAGCCCACCATCCCCGGCGGGTGGAACGAAACGGCATCCTTCCACGCCCGGCTTTGGTACTCGAGTGCCAAAGGCCGGACACCTATTTTACAAACCGAAGACAAGATAAGCGCGGCCCTTGCAGATGGTTTGACCATCGAATGCGAGGGCGGCGCTATTCTTTTGCGCAAAGGCAGCCCGTGGGCGCAGCCGCTCGACAACCCGCCCGAGGGCTATCTGTGCGAATACCTCAATTTTGAGCTTACACGGCTTGTCCCGTGAGAAAGGATCCTTTATGCCTGAAACTCTGGCAAAAAAGTTCGCGGTCAATGTGCTGACCCCGGATGCGTTCAAGAGCATCCCGAAAGGCTCCGGCAATCTGCTTTCCACATTTGACCTTTCCGCTCCCAAAATCGACAGCACCAATGTCGTATGCGCCACGCAGGGCGGCGTGACCATCTCCTACAGCAACAGCATGGAGGATACGCTGGCCGACATCGACAACGCGCCCACCAACACCAAGCAGGGCAATGAGGTCACCGGAACCACCGCCACCATCGCTTTTACCACTCCCAACGCAAGCCCCGATGTGCTCAAGCTGGCCATCGGCACGGCTGACATCGACGCGGACGACCCCACCCATGTGGTCCCCCGCATCGAGGCAGCTCTGGAGGACTACAGGGAGCTGTACTGGGTTGGCCCTATGATCGGCGGCGGCTTTCTGGTTTGCAAAATTTTCAACGCCCTTTCTTCCGGCGGTCTGAGCCTCAAGACAGCTCACCGCGGCGGCGGCTCCATGCAGATCACCCTCACCGGCTACGCTGACTTGGAAAACCCCACTAAAGCCCCCATGGAATTTTACTCGATCGTCAAGGCCCCGACCGGGGACTAAGGAGGACATATGCGCAACATCATCGATCTCGACGGCACCGAATACCTCAAGCGCACCTATGAGTGTGCGCAGGCTTATAAAAAGTACGTGGCAGACTCCGGCGTGATGGACATTCTGGGCCGCGAGCCGGAGCTGACCGGCACGGAGACGGACGCAGAGCGGCTGGAAAAGCGCCGGGCGCAGGCTAACAAAAACGCCGTGGACATGACCAAGCTGCTTTACACGGACAAGGCAGACCTCACCCTCGGCATCCTGCCCCTGTTCGTGGTGCTGGACAATAACGAGGAGCAGCCGCCTACCCGGGTGCTGGCCTCCGCCATGAGCCGGGCGCTCCGGGACGTGGATTTCATGGATTTTTTTCAGTCCTTGATGTGATCGGCGCGGACGGCTACCGGCGGCTGGTATCCACCATCCGGCTGGATATGCTCCGGCTGCTGGGCAAGTCGTACATCATGGAGCATATTCGCGCCGAGGTGCGCAGGCATCAGGAGGCACAGCTTTTCCGGGACTATGTGGCCGACGCCATCGGGCAGTATCTCGGCATCCAGCCCCTTTACTCCGGGCTTGCATCCAGGCATTTCCCCCTGCTGCACACCAAAGAAGACACCCGCACGGCGGAGCAGATCACCGCCGAAAATGCAAAAGCTCTGGAAGAGCTGTGCGGAGGAGGTGATGGAACCTGAAACTTTTTGAATTGAGCGCAACTCTTGGGCTGGACGATAGCGCTTACCGGCAGGGCGTGGAGGAGGCAAAGGCACAGACCAAGGCCGCAGTCTCCACCATGATGACGGATTACAACCGGCTGTATAGTGAAGTCATCCACCTTACGGCAGCCTACCAGAAATCTAGGAAAGAGACCGGGGCGACATCCGAGGAGACCAAGGCTTTTGCCCAGAAACTAAAGGAAGCGCGGGCCCAGCTTAGTGCCACAGCACAAGGGCTGAGGACGGCAGAAGAGTATATGAACAGCTTTGGAGAGTCTGCCTCCGGGTCTGGCCAGTCTCTTACCGGAGCCATCACCAAAGCCAACCTGCTTACCGGGATCATCTCCAAAGTAAGCTCCATGGCTCTGTCTGCGGGCAAAGATTTTATCCAGACCGGCATCAAGTACAACGCTCAGCTGGAAAGCTACACCACCGGCTTTACCAACATGCTGGGAAGCGCTGAGGCCGCCCAACAGGCGATAGCAGCCATCCAGGAGGATGCTGCGCGGACGCCCCTTAACGTGGCGAGCCTGACACAGGCCAACCAGCTGCTCATCAGCGCCGGTGAAAACGCGAACTACTCCCGCAAGGTCATCATGGCGCTGGGCGACGCTGTATACGCCGCCGGCGGCGGCAATGCAGAGCTGTCCCGGATGGCGGCCAACCTGCAGCAGATCGCCAACGTGGGCAAGGCGTCCGCTATCGACATCAAGCAGTTTGCCTATGCGGGCATCAATATCTATCAGGTTTTGGCCGACTACACCGGGAAAACGGTGCAGGAAGTCCAGAAGATGACCATCAGCTATGATTTGCTGTCGCAGGCCCTTATCGCGGCCAGCGAAGAGGGCGGGCGATACTACAACGCCATGGACACCCAAAGCCAGACCATGAATGGCCGGGTATCCACGTTGAAAGATAACGTGAGCCAGCTGGCGGGTCTTATGACAGGAGGTTTGTCTGACGCAGTAGGAAGCGTCATATCAAAGCTCAACGAGATGACCGTGGCCGCTATTGAAGCCTATAAGCAAGATGGCTGGTGGGGAATGGCCGGAGCTGCTCTTTCCACGATTGAACCGCTCAATGAAGTTGGTCAAGCGCTTGACCGCATAAAAGAAAAAGCAAACTCGGCGCTTACTCGCATTTCTTACATCATCAATTCTCGTACCGTCCCCAACTTTGCGTATAGCAGCGAAGAAGAGTATGCCGCAGCGTTGGACCAGCAGAACTCCCGCGACCGCCGCAGGCAGGCAGCGCTAAATGGCGTTGGCATCAGCAACAAGAGCTGGTCTGAGCGGCAGGCTGAGCTTGCTGCTGCCGCTGGCTCCGGTGGCAGCTCCATCCCCACCGGCGGCAGCGGTGGGAGCTCTTCCAGCGGCAAGCCTGGCTCAAAGTCCACCACCGAAACGGTCATTTCGTCCATCTCCAGAACGGCTACGACTACCGCTCAGAATGCCCTCGGTACCGTGACCACCAGCATCCAGACTCTCACCGAAAAGGTCAAGGACAGCGCTGGAAGCATCAAAGACCGCATCACCGAGACCACCACCACGACCGGCAAGGAGATGGTCAACGGCATCGAGACCACCTATAAACAGGTGGAGACCAGGGTCAACGGCGTGGTGACCAAAACCACAAAGACGTACGACGATATGTCGAAAACGCTGGCGGCCACCCTGACCCGCACCACAAGCAAGGTGGAGGGCGGCGTGACCACAGCGATTCAGGAAGTCACAGAAAAGTACGCCGATGGCACCGAGCACATCAAGACCACCGAGACCAAAACCGAAGAAAACATCGTCGATGGCGTGGCCCGGACCACCAAGACCATCAACACCTATATCGACGGTGTGCTCCAGAACACCAAGGTTGACACCGAAGAGGCCGAAAAAAGCATCCAGGCTGCGCTTTCCCGCACCGAAAAGTACATCTCTGAGATTCAGGGGCAGTCTGACAAAGGCATTTTCGGGCTGGTGAAGTCTCTCTTTACCGACATCAAGAACAAAGACGGCAAGGCCATCGCCGGAGATGTGGTAAAGGTCATTTTCGGGCAGGTGACGCAAGAGCAGCGCAACACCATCCTGAAATGGGCAGACGATGCAATGACCGCCATCAATGAGCACTACGCGCAGGGCGGCATTCAGGGGGCGCTGCAGAGCATTGCAGACCTCTTCAGCAACGGCATCACCCCGGCGGTCAACGGCTCCACAAAAGAAGTGCAGAGCTTTGCCGCCGCCATGAAGGGCCTTTCCGGCACCGGAGGCTCCGGCGGCATCGTCAGCAGCATCATCAAGCTGTTCGGCGGCGGTACGAAGGCTGCGGCGGCTGCCGGTGAAGCCGGGGCCGGGCAGGCCATTGCATCCGCAGCGGGCGGAGCGGCCTCCTTCTTCCCGGAGTGCCTTGCTGTGCTGGCTGTCATCGCGAATGGCGTTGTAGGCTTCAAAATGGGCCAGAACGCCCGCGCCCGCGAGGATTCCGGCGAAGAGCGCTCTCTGGGAAGCAAGCTCCTATCAGGCGCGCTTCTGGCGGCCACCGGCCCCATCGGCTGGATCAGCTACTTTTTCGGCAAAAAGTTTGGCAAAAAGTCCTCGTCTTCGTCTGCTGCAGCAGAAAGCGCTTCGTCTGGTGCCATGAGCTATCTGGACATTCAGGATGCCTACTGGTACGGCAATGAGCGGGCTTTTGCGGGCTACGACTACCGCAGCGACCCCTTTACCTACAACCCCAACAACAATTCCGTTCCCAAGTATCAGGCGGAGATACAGGCTCAGCTTGCAAAGCTGAGCACCGTAGTGGAGCAGTATCTGCCCGACGTGGCAAATCAGCAGATCGTGCTGGACGACGGTACCATTGTAGGCGCTCTCGCCCCCGGCATGAACGACCAGCTGGGTCATATCCAGATGCTTGCAGAAAGGGGGAACTGAGATGTACGAGATTTTTGCGTATCCCTACGGCGACCCCGAAAACAAGCTGACCGTCTATCAGCCGGGAAACCGGCAGGCTGTGGTGCTGTCGCCCAAGCTTACCCGCGAGGTGAGCAAGGGCGGCAGCCTTACTTTTACCATGCTGCGCACCCACCCCTGCTATGAATCCATGCAGAAGATGTCTACCGCTGTGGCGGTGCATCAGGACGGCAAGGAGATATGGCGGGGCCGGGTGCTCAGCCACGAAGCCGACTGGCTCAACCGCCGGGTCATCTACTGCGAGGGAGCTCTCAGCTATTTTAATGACAGCTGCATTACACCTTTCAACTACGAGGGCAAGCTGAGGGATTTTTTGGAATACCTCATCAAAGCCCACAACTCCCAGATCTCAGGCGGCGATGGCTACGAAGAGCAGACCAGCTACGACAAGATGAAAAAGTTTGAGCTGGGCAGAGTGACTGCCGCCCTCGGCGGCCTTGTGGTGAGCTACGGCGACCGCAACCAGTACGGCGTGGGCGAGGACTACGGCAGCACATGGGACATCATCAGCAAAATGGTGCTCAAGACCTACGGCGGCTACGCTTACTGCACCTATAACTCCACCACCGGCATGAACGTGCTCAACTACTGCGACCAGGCATACGAGGCTGACCGGCAGACCGCCCAGAACATCGAATATGGCGTGAATCTGCTGGATTTTACCGAAAAGACCGACACCAACGACCTTTTTACCCGCATCTGGCCGATGGGCAACAAGCACACTGTCGAAGAGACCAAGACCCAGTGGAAGTACAAATTCCTCTGGTTCAAGTGGGGCTCGACTACTGTGACGACCGGCACCCACGAAGAGCGCTACGGCATCAACGGCACGAGCCAGAGCGCCGTGGACAAGTACCTCCCGAAGAAGGGTTACAGCTGGAATCGGGAGTACGGGTGGATACAGAACGACGAGGCCATAAAAAAGTTCGGCGTGGTCTCCAAGATCAGGGAGTTTGACACGGACAGCAGCGACGCCACCTTTGCCGCCGCGGTGCAGGACCTGGAAAAGAACGACCTCATGACCATGAGCTATGAGGTCAAGGCCGTTGACCTTGTGGATGCGGGCTATGATACCGAGCGGCTGACCTTTGCCAGCTTTGCCCATATCATCAGCAAGCCTCACAGCATCGACGTGATCATGCTCTGCACCAAGCTGGTGGAGCCGCTCGACCACCCGGAGAAAAAGGAGTACACCTTTGGCATGACCCGGCGCACCCTCACCGACCGGGCCGTGGCAAATCTGGGCGTGACTAACGAGCTCTCCGAAAAGACGTCATCCACCAGCCGGTATGCAGGTACAACGCAGATAGACACCACACAGGCAGGCAAGACGGCCAGCGATTTCATCGACTATGCCCCCGCCTCCGGCATGACCGTCGGCCATGCCAGCATCACGGCCAACATCCATTTCGGGACGGACGGCCTGACCTTCTCCGGTGTGAAAAACGGCACCGAGCTGCAAAGCTGGTCTGGCTCCACCTTTGCGGCCCAGACCACGAGCGTAGACCTCTCCGGCTATGCGGCGGTGCTGCTCACCTACGACGGCGACGCCGCGGCGTGGGCTGCCGCCGGGGGCAGGGGCCGGGCCTTTGCGGTGCTGCCGGTGAACGGCAAGACCTACTCCATCCTCTTCCCCGGCGCTCTGGCCCAGCGGCGGGACGTCACGGCGTCCAAAAGCGGTGTGACCTTTGGCAGCGGATACCGACAGACGGCGGCAGGCGCATGGGTGCAGGATGATACGGCCTGCCGCCCGGAGGCGCTGCAGGGCTTTATGTAAAGGAGCGTGATTTTTATGGGTAAGCTCATGGGGGCAAAAATCGGCTCTCTGCACACCTTGAATGACCTCGGCCTTTATCTGTTGGTTGGCAGCCCGCTCATCTCCAACGCAGAGCCGGACAAAAAGCTTGTGCAGGTGCCGGGCGGCGATTTCCTGCTCGACCTCACCCGGGCTGTGGACGGCAAAGTACACTACCTCCAGCGCACCATCCGGCTTGACCTCAAATGTAAGGCTCCGCCGGATGAGCGCCGCAAGGTGCAGAGCGCCCTCGAAAACGCCTTGCAGGGGCAGTGGCTGCGCTGCGTACTGGACGAAGACCCGGCCAACTTCTGGATGGGTCTGTGGATAGTGTCGCCCCAGAGCAGAGACCGGCATACCGGCACATTTTCCATCACCGGCACCTGCAATCCCTACAAGTACAATGCCACCGCCTACGCGGGCGCAGACTGGCTGTGGGACGATTTTTATTTTGATGAGGACGTCATCTATGACGAGCCTACGGAGGTAAAGAGCCTGTGAACAAAACTTTCGAAGAAAACATCAACGACGTCCGCACGGCAAAGCGGGGCGTCGAGGTGCGGGAGGCTATGGCTGAGAGCCTTGAGTATGTGGAGGGCTTTGCCTCCACCGCCACCCAAAAGGCAGAAGAGGCCGCAGCCAGCGCCGGAGCTGCCGCCGAGGCCAAGGATGCAGCCGCTGCCTCTTCCCGGACCGCAGAACAGCAGGCGGGCATTGCCACGCAGCGGGCCGAGACTGCCACACAGCAGGCCGAGGCCGCCGAAAGCTCCAAAGCTGCCGCTGCAGCGTCCGCCAAGCGGGCAGAGCAGTTTGCCAAGGAGACCGAGGGCCGCGTCACCACCGACCCCACCCTGACCGTCTCCGGCGCGGCGGCGGACGCTGCGGCCACCGGCGTGCGCATCAAGCTGTTGGAGTTGGTGCAGGGCATGGACGTGAGCGGCATCAGCTTTGTTTCGGCCTTTGACACGCTTGACGGCGTAGAGCTGACGGGTGTGTGGAACAAGAAGGCGTCGAGGGTGGATTTTTGAGGAGGATAGACTATGGCAACAAGACTTGGTGATATGGCGGTGGGCAGCACCGTAAAGATCAAGGTGAACGGCACGCCGACTGAGTTTTTGATCGTGCAGCAGGGGAGCCCGGGTTCCGGTAATAATGACTTTGATGGAACGTGGGTTCTACTATGGGGTATATGGTCAAATGAACGCTGCTATGACTATACTGCATATCGTGGTTTTCGTTTCTCGGAAACGAACTTGTATTCATATCTAAATAATACTTTTTTCACAGCAATCAATGAGCAGATTCGCTCTAATATACGAGAAGTTTATTTATGTGATGGATATGATGAGAGTGACAACTTCGTAAATTGTAAGATATTCCCTCTCGCTGGAACGGAAGTCGGAACATCTTATATTATTCCAGGGTTGAGAAAGCTCGCATATTTCAGTGATGGCCCGAGCAGTTCTGATAGCTCGTATTCGAAACGAGTTGCATATTATAACGGCTCGAAGAGTGATTGGTGGATACGAGACTATACTCGCGGCGATAATCAGCGTGTTATCAATGCAAGTGGGTCAATATCCAGTGCATGGCCGAAAGATTATCACGGTGTCCGTCCGGCATTTATATTAAACCCCGACTTAGGCGTAGCCAGCAACGGCATGGTAGGCACCATCCCCGGCATCACCACAGACGCAACTGACCTGGGAGAGCAGAATGCCCCATTTACAGTTGCATATACGGCGACAGACACCAGCACAGGGACGCTTACAGTAACCGAGAAGCTGGACGGAGAGGTAAAGCAGACCCGGACGGATGTGGCCCCTGGAACCGCCCTGACCGTGGACTGGCTGGCCGAAAAGGTAGGCTACCAGCAGATACTGAACGGAGCCCATACCATTACGCTGGAAGTGGACAATGGCATTATGACCGCCACTAAAAGCATCACCTTTACCAAAAACGTCACCGGTGCCAAGGTGAGCCTGACCGCCCCCATGACGGCGGACGATACCATCACCGTGGCCGCCATGACGCTGGAGGGCAGTTTTCCGGCAGACCTGAGCATGACCGTGGAGCTGAGCAACAACGCACGGGACGATGCCCCCGTGTGGGAGAACTGCACCGACATCCAGCGCGGCGAGAGCCGGGCCTTTGCACACCACGCCTTTACCAACAAGACCGCCGCCCGGGGCTTTGCATTCAATTACAAGGTGACGATTGCTCGGGGCGAAAGCGGAACCGGGGGGACACTGACCATGATCGGAGGTGTGATCGGATGAGTCTTTGCAAGATGGATAAGAGCCTGAAAGAACTCCACAAAAAGCTGGAAGAGGAGCGGATGCTCAGGGAGCTGCCCGGCCTCGTGGCGGGGATCGAGGACGCCATGTGTGAGCAGGATGCGGAATCACAGGAGCGGCTGGCGACTATTGAGGACTCGCTGTGCGAGCTGGATGCCGCTATCAACAACAAGTAAGGAGGTAGCATATGGATAAAATTTGGGCAAACAGACTGGTCGCAGGCACCAAGGCGTGGGAAGAGATGCCCGCAAGCCGCCGCGCCGGGGTCAAGCGGGAGCTGGCCAAACGGGTAGCCGACGGCGAGATCAACCCTGAGCAATACAAGGAGATCACGGGGGAGGACTACGATGGGTAAGCTGCTGGAACTGTTGGAAAAGCTGGTACGGGCCATCTTTGGCCCGGGGGACGAGCAGGACACCGGTGAACCTGAGCCTACGCCTCAGGCCCCCAAGGCAGAGGCCGTCACCGGCTGGGAGGGAGGCCCGCCCTACCGGTACATCGACGTGTCCCGGTATCAGGGCCTTATCGACTGGGCGCAGGTGGCAGCGGCGGGCTACAAGGGAGCAATGCTCAAGACCGTGAGCACCAATCACAAGCTCTCCAAGCGGGCAGACGGCCTGTATATCGACCCGACCTTTGAGACCAACTACCGCAACGCCCGGGCTGCCGGGCTGGACGTGGGCGTCTACTACTACACCTACGCCACCAGCGAGGCGATGGCCGATGCAGAGCTTGCCCTGCTGCGTCAGGCGGTGTACGGCAAAGAACTGACCCTGCCGGTGGCAGTGGACGTGGAAGACAACCGGCTCACCAGTCTGGACAAGCAGAGCCTGACCGACCTGACCGCCTACGCCCTGCACGAGGTGGAGCAGATGGGCTTTTACGCCCAGCTGTACACCTACACCAGCTTTGCAAAAGCACATCTCTATGTGGATGGCGCAGCTTTGCAGCCCTATGACGTGTGGCTTGCCGACTACACCGGCAAGACGCCCAACGTGACGTTTAACTACAACGCTCACCAGCACACCAGCAAGGGCAGCGTGCCGGGCATCTCCGGCAACATTGACCTCAATGTGACCACCCTCAACTACCCCCGTATCATCAGAAAGAAGGGTCTGACCCGTCTCCGGGAGGGCAAATGACCGAAAAAGAAGCTTTGCTGTGGGTGCTGGGCATCCTGGGCAGCCTGTGTGCTGCGGCCATCACTATCGACAAGGTGCTGGAAATCATCCACAAGTACATCAAAAAGGCGCAGGAGCCGGACAATGCGCAGAACAAGCGGCTGGATGAGATGGACAAGCGCATCGGCACCTTGGAGCAGGTTCAGTTCCAACACACGCAGGCCCTTGCCCGCGACCTGCGCCGCTTTGACGAAATCGACGAGGTGAGCCGTCTGACCCTCGACGGGGTGCGCAACCTTCTGGATGCGCAGTTGTCCGGAAACAACCGCGAGGGGATGCAGAAGAGCCGCGCCGACATCGACAACTATCTGTTAAAAGGAGTGACCAATCATGGTAGCACTGGCAACTAAGCTTTTTGACCTTATCCCTGCCCCGGTGGCGGCAGTTCTGATGCTGGGCGGCTTCATCTTTTACGCCCTGGGCTGCATCCGCCTGGGCTATGGCGCAGCGGTAAAGCCGCTGGTGCTTGACCTCATCGAGCGGGCAGAGCAGGAGATTCAGGGGACAAAGCGGGGCGCAGAGCGAAAGGCGTGGGTCGTCAAGATGCTTCGTATGGCCCTCAACGCCAGCAAGTGGGGCAGACTCATCAGCTGGGCCGTCACCGATGAGACTATCGGCGCCGTGATTCAGTTTTTCTTTGACCGCGCCCGGGCGGCGCTGGAAAAGCAGTAAGGAGATTACTATGGCAAGCACTACATACCGCCATCTCGGTAACGTCACCGGGATGTTCGCCGCACAAGACCAATTTCGTGATGTCACGAAATTGGTCTGCGCACGTCTTCGTGGCCTCACGAAAACATACCATTTTGCCGCGATTGGCACTATGGTGCGCAACGCCGGACAGCTGCCGCAGCCCTTCTGGCTCGGTGCTGCCTGTGGCGGCGGCTCGTGTAGTGCTGCCCGCTGCGCTG